GTCACCATTCGCGTACCTGTGTTTAATGCAGTTACGCGACAATCCAAACTTCAGTGATGCCAACGGTTTTCAACCACGGCCAAACTGGATTGGACGCAATTTCTGGACGGAATCCGCGCACTTGGTGTCAATTGATTAACTAAGTGCGCTCTGTCCACTGTTTTTGTTATCCTGGCAAAATCCCTCTAGTAGGGTGGCGGAGCCAGGTAACACTTAACAGACAATTAAATAGGTTATGTCTTATTTAAGATAGATCATTTATGATCTTCACGTTTTGCGTGATTCTCTCCCAGAGTGATTCCTGTTATTCAGGCTCACTCTCTGAGGGTAATTACCCTCTTTTTTGTACATCACAGGTGAATTTTCATGACTGCTGCACAACTTCAAGCCATTGCACGTCAAGCTGCAATGCAAACTCGCACCCATAAGTCCACCAAACTCCGCTGAAATTATGTATTTCGATCGTTTCGACATTTGTGAAGCTTACTATTTGTTCTTCACTAATTACCACGCTGGCCAAGGTTCAGACTTTTATTACCGTTTGAGCCGGATGCTCGAGTATTTCAAACCGAGTCCATTTCTTCGTTACGAATCACTTACTGAGAATGCCAAGGATATTTATGACAATCTGGTCGATTCTCGTGGCGATTCTTATTCACTTTGATTTTGATTAACACCATGCTTTATCGTGCTCCCGTTGTCATTAACGACGACCTAGATTCTGACGTTTGTGATCTATTCACGGACGCACAATGGAAGTGGTTTGCAATCGAATCGTGCCGACAATCTAAGTCTGTGCGTGATCTTTTGCTTGAAATGAAACCTATGGCTGAGCAGATTAACTCTGACAGTCGCGAAGTGTTTCTGTTTGGCGTACTTCCTAATTGTGGGCTTTATGGTTCAGTCAGTCCTAACGGCCAATCTCACACCTAGGCTCAAGCGAGACGCGGGGGATCGAATCCCCTGCCTAGGTTTGGTCACTATTTGTGGCCTATTTGTGTTCTTTAACAGGTGAAACTTCATCATGACTGCAAAGTATCATCACACGCAACAATTGCGTCTCAAACATCTCGAAAACGGCGAACTATTCAGGTTTGTCGATGACGTTCGTGTTCCTGGATTCACCAACTTTCATGGTGAATTCGTGCAGGGCGAACTAATCTATTCGTCCAACGTTTCCTACAAGAAAGTGTCAGCTCGACGCATTCAAGCTGTCGAGTGTTGGATTAGTGGCGATGTCAACATCCGCCATAAGTTTATCGACCAGCCGGTAACACTTAAAGCCGGTCATTCTCAACTTGCAGTACACACAAACGTCACTCCTTTCTGATCATGCTTTACATCAACCGCAAGTCTGTGAATCACCCATCTCAGGGTGTGGAAACTGTCGATGAGTTTCCTACTTTTAAGGAAGCTAATGCGATGCTCAGCGAGTATCAAATGACTGATTATTCTGCAACGTATTACATCAGCAACCGTTCGACTAAAGCATGGCGCGAATCTTAAACTAAGGCTCAACACATTCGTAACAGAGGTTTCTAATGATCACCATCAAAACTAATCATCAACCACGGGAGTTGAAGTATATCTTCGACTTCACCGAGGCAGAACAGAAACAGATCCGCAATCAATACGATTGGATGAACGATGGGGATCTCGCTTGTAACTTTGGGTTCTTTAAGTATCGCGGAATGTATCACCACCTTCAGGACTTCCTGAAGTGTAGTGACACACAAAACGATGAACTTAGGAAGTGGGATGGTTACTCAAACGATTCTTACTTCAGCGGACTTGTTATCAAACTCTGTGAGGATAATGAGTCTGTTATTGTCGGCACTTACTATTCTTGATCACCATGGGCACACCAATTCTCCGCTATCAACTCGAATTAACTGACACATTCGGTGGTGAGGCTAACTATTCATGGGTTTGTCGTGAAGAAGTAAGCATCAACGCCAACTATTCTGGCCCTTGGATTGTCCGCAAGGCTAAGGAAGCCATGGGGCTCACTGGAATGCGTGGCAAAACCGATGATTATGGTGACACCATTCGCGTAGATTTTCCAAACTACAATCAAGTCCTTTTCATCACACTAATCTCATGAACCGCACCATCGACACAACCGCAGCAGACGAATTGCATCTCTACGCTGTCAACTTTGACGGCGAAACATACAACACTGTTCTTCACACACTGCTCAAGAAATTCAAGCAAGGTGTTTACGATCACGATCGTGCTATTGGTTACATCAGTCGCTATCTGATGACACCAGCAGCTAAACAATATGTCATCGACTGTTGTTCTAAGGGCACAGTTTGGAATGACATATTCCCTAAACCTGAGCGTGATTATGCTGCTGAGACTTTGGCTGAGCAGCTTCATTCTGAGTTCAAACTGGGAGCTTACGAGTGACATTTATCATCACTGAGTTTCTAGAAGTGTTCTTTCGCTTTGTATTCAGGGCAGTGCTGATTCATTTAACTATGAACGGCACGCCTGATCAAACTGAACAGAGCTACATTTACCAACAACAACCACCTTCAATCCAACAACTTCATTCATGACACCACGCATCAACCACCACATCGTCATCACTGACGAAGAACAATACATGATCGTCAATGCGTTGGCGTTCTTTCACGCCAGCTTTGATTTGAACCGTGATTGTTCTCTGTCCTGTCTACACAACGAATGGCGAGACGTGGCACTTGACACATCCTTGCCAGCTATGGATGCACTTGCCACCAAAATCGCAATCCTTTAACTGACCCATGAACAAACCTAAAGGCTTTATTCTGCAACGCGGAACATCACCAATCGACGGCAATCCGTTTGTCGTCATTATGACAATGAGTACCACCAATCGTAAGACTGGTGACATGATTCAAGTGTGGATCTTGCGCGACGATGTTAACCCTGTCGCAGCAGTTGCCACGGGTGAAGACATCAGTGTGTGCGGAGATTGTCCGCATCGCAAACAACCTGACGGCACACGTTCATGCTACGTCAATGTAGGCCAGGCACCTAATAGTATCTGGAAGGCATACAAACGTGGCAGCTATGGCAAACTGTCAGACTTGACGCCTGAGATGTTACAAGGGCGCAAGATTAGGTGGGGTGCTTACGGTGATCCTGCATTAATCTCACCGACACTATTCACAACCATTAACGAACACTCTGTAGGGCACACCGCATACACTCATCAGTGGAGAGCACCGTTTGCACAGTGGGCACGGGGTGCCATGCAGGCATCCTGTGATGGTTTGCAGGACTATCTCGAGGCGTCTGCCCACGGCTGGAAGACGTTCCGCGTAACCCCTAAAGGTGAGCAGGGCAGCCACGGTAAGCAATGCCCGGCAACAGTAGAGAACAGTCAGGCTCAGTGTGCAACCTGCGCACTCTGTGAAGGTGATAAGGCTGATATCTGGGTTGAGGCCCATGGCACTGGCGCACGTTACGTCAATCAGATCTGAATCCTTGCGCCCGCTCACACAATAGTCTAAACTATCTCAGTTCACACCTAACAACATGAACATCAAAGCATTCCTGGCCTTTCTGGCCGTCATCATTTGCTGCTATCAAGCGGCAGAAGTTCCCGGTCTCGCCCATAGTGGTGGAACTGATCGCAATGGCTGTCATGCTGGTTCCAAAGCCTACCACTGCCACTAATCAAATCCTGTCATCAATGCCTTACATCAACCGCCGAACAAACCACAACGAAATCGAAACCATCGACGAGTTTATCTCGCACAAGGAAGCTATGAAGATGCTTCAAGAGTATCAAATGGCTGATCATTCAGCTCACTACTACATCTCTCGACGCTGCACAAAAGAGTATGCCAAGTATTGACTAAATCCCAGCGCCTGCCAATACCTCAAACCCATTGCTATGACTGACTTCAGTGAGTAAGCACTTTCACTACAGATCAGGACCACACTCTATTCAACAACTCAAACACGTTATCTACTCATGAAAATCACAGAAAAGTCCAGATTCAATCTCGAAATTGACGAGAAAGAACTACAGGTCATCAAAAACGCACTTTCCGATCACGCATCTCAGTGGCTGCTGTTCGCAACAAAGAGCGAGAATAGAGACATCCAGGAGGGCAGCATGAGTAATTACAAAATGGTTTGTGAAGTTCGAGATCAGTTCAAAGAACACTTCGAAAAACTAATCGACAATAAATAAGCATGATCCAATCACTTCGCATCCGCAAAAACAACTTCGTGACCTTGGACTCATATGAAGCACCAGGGTTACGAAATAAGTTCTCACGAATCATCGCCAAACTGCTTCGAATCTGATGAAGGAACTCTCAGTCCGTGATCTCGTGGCTGCCATTGAATTCACACTCAATGGTATGTCCACGGATCAAATCACTCAGCTACAGGACGACATCTCACAAGCTCAACATCGCATAGAGCAACATAAAGATCAGCGTCCCGACGACAACCATCTCGAGCGCGGTCTTAATTTCCTTTCGTCTATCTCGCTTGCGACGATAGAAAGCAGAATCATTAGCTAAGTATTCTTTTCTGTACTGCTCACGATCTTTCTTAAACTGCCTATTAATTCTATTTTGCTTCTGCGCTTTCCTCTTCAAGTAATCTACAAACTTTAAGTCCATGATCACCTCCAAAGAATTAAACATCTTCCTTGAGCATTGTACACGTGAAACATCGGTGGCCACGCTCACGCTCTTCTTCTTTGTGGCCGAACACGGATTTTACAACTCTGAAGCCTTTGCAGCACGGCAAGCGAAAGTCCCAAAGTATTTGAACATCTCTAAGTCAGCTGTGTCCAGGCATGTAAAACAACTAGAAAAGATGAATTTAGTTCGTTCACAACCTCTCGAAGATGATCCCCGTCAGAACATAATCCTCTTAACTCCTGTGGGCCAAAAACTTTATACACAAATGACTGAGTAATCTCGCCCACGCTGGTATTCTTAATTGAATCCAGAATAAATTAATGATCCTTCCAGATCACGCCATTCAAAAACTCTGCGTTGAGGCAGGAATGGTTACACCTTTTGAGCTTGAGTTAGTTAATCCAGCATCTTTAGATGTTCGTCTTGGTGATAACGTCCTGATCGAAATTGAAGAACAGAAGGAGCTTCACCCTCTTTCGATTACGAGTTATTCAAAAGAGAAGCCTTTTCTTCTCATGCCTGATGAATTTATCTTGGCTCAAACTCTTGAGACTTTCAACATGCCTTCAAATGTATGCGGCCAGTTCGCATTGAAGTCTTCGCTTGCCCGTGCTGGCTTTGAGCATTTGCTGGCTGGTTGGATTGATCCTGGATTCCATGGAAGCGTATTGACTCTGGAGTTAAAGAACGCTCGTCGTCTTCATGAGTTACCTCTCTGGCCAGGCATGAGAATCGGGCAAATTATCTTTAGCCAAACCACATCGATGCCGCTTAAGACTTATGCCGAGACTGGACGCTATAACAAAGACGCGACCGTTAAGGGATGCAAGGGACTCACATAGTGCTATGGCACTATGTTGTACGTATCGAAACTCAAACGTATCTTTTTAAACTCTTCGCGATATAAGGCTGATTTTTGACGGAATGACGCTTCGTTAGCACTATTTAAACTATTCCAATGCTATTTAACACAATGCACAAAGTTAAATTGTTCAAATACAACGACAATTCGTCAAGAATTCTCCTATACACAAAAAGTTTTAAAATTAGTTTATTTGGATTTCCATGCACACCAAGTTATATCGTAGCAAACCAATTGACAAGGGAACCCCCATGATCTATATTTAGATCCGTGGGGCGCCCACGAGCTAACGACACCAACACCACTTTGACCATGATCCTCAATCAATCTCATCTACGTTCTCAAGGTCGCATCGCTGCTGAAGCGTATGACGAATGCGACACTGCTCTCACCGAGCTTAACGACAGCTACGGCATAACGTATGAAGCAGCCCGCACAAACCTCACAAAGGATCTGATCCTTGCTGACGGCGAAGGTTTCGATCTCAGTCTTTACACTGGCAAAGATTCAGAGTTTCGCTTCGAGGACATCAACACCAACATCGTGGTGAAGATCTACAAGAAACCAAGCGAGCACACTAAACTCGATCGGATTGAAGAACGGATTCAGCAGCACGAAACTGAGCTGAAGGTGCTCAAGGCTCGCCGCAAAGCTCTCATTGAGGAGCTTCTCCTTCGCCAGGAGATTCACGAATCCACTGACAAAATCGTTACCGCTTTCACTCGTATCAAAAAATGAACAACGTCTTCCTTCTCTCCTGCTCCATCAGCGCAAATGTGCGCCAAACCACGCAGATCAAAATGGAAGATCTGCAACTGCCAAAGGATGTGATTGATACTCTGCAAAAACAGCAGAGTATGTCTGTGCGTCCAAACCTCTCAGGTTCGCTCAAGAAATGTCTTGACGAACTGAGGCTTCTTCAGCGTCATCTTTACGATGAATATTGCATCCATAACGGTGACACTCATTTTTTGTGCGCTGAGGACTTCGATGAAGCAATGGATCTCATCAAACAGATCCGTGGTAAAGCATCAGAGAACAATGCCATCCTTCGCAACCTCTGGTCAGAAGAGTTAGCTAAGTGGACTAACACTATCAACAGATTCGTAGAGCCTCTGTTTGAGGATCTAAATGATCGTGCAATAGTGCGCGAAGCTTATTTAAAACTGTTCCCTACAGCTAAAGAGTTTGAGTCTCCTATTGATGTCTATGTCGTCGGCCCTCACGCTGTCGATATGGAGGTAGCTGAAACTTCTCAAGATCGTATCGCTGCCACGGCTGCTGCCAATACTGCTGAGGTTTATCAGGCTGCTCAGGATTCCGCCGCTGATCGTGCGCTTGAGAAATGTGCTGAGCTGATTGATGATCTCGATGTTCGTATTTCTTCCAAGGTTGGTGAACGACAGACAGGTTCAGCTAAACGTCGCGGCTCCTGGGAGATTGCTGCTCAAGATCTTTCACTGATCTCACAGCATGTCCCTGGCCTTGAAAAAGCTAAGGAACTTGCGAACGAGCTTCTCAGAGTCGGCAAGATAATGAACGGTGCGATCAACCCAAAGGATCGAGATCGTGCATTCCAGCGTTATCGCGAGATCAAAAATGAGATGCGCGATGAGTTCAAGCAGATTGTTGACAGACGTGACTCCTCTAAAGGAGTTGAGTCTCTTCAGAAGTCTCTTGCTCTCAGCGGAACTTACAAAGATTTGATGAGTGCAATCACCAACGCTGAGTCTGATGAACAACTTGAAGCTCTCATGGCTCAAGTCGATACTGAAGTTAAGGTTTATTCAACACGCATTAAAGATCTACAAAAGCACGTTGAGAAACGTCGTGAACTTATCGCTGCCTCGAATGTCAGTCTTGATGACCTAGTTGCTGAAGTGCGAGAGCTTCCTGTAAGCTCCGTGCAAGACTGTGATTTCTAGAGTCACTCTGCTTCCCTTTACTCCTTATTCAAATGAACAACACTCTCTTCAAGAATTTTCAATCCTTCCGCGCATCCCTCAATCAATCTTTCCTTGAGCGCGAAGCAATCGTTGATGGACTTCTGGCGTCACTCATCACGAAACAGAACGCTTTTCTATTTGGCGTTCCTGGTACTGGTAAGTCTGAACTTGTACGTTCGGTTAGCAACGGATTCAAAGATACGAAATTCTTTGGTTATCTGCTCTCTCCCACAACAGACCCTTCTGAGCTGTTCGGGCCAGTAGCTGTAAGCAGACTGCTCAAAGACGAATACGTTCGCGATGTTGAAGGCTACTTGCCAAGCAGTAATGTTGCTTTCCTGGACGAGCTGTTTCGTGGTAGCTCAGCCGTTCTTAACTCTCTGCTAACCATCCTGAACGAGAGAACATTCAACAACGGTAAAGACACAATTAAGACACCGATTCAATCGATTGTCGCTGCAACTAACTCCTTCCCTTCTGAAGAAGCGTTGCAAGCATTCTGTGATCGCTTCCTGTTCAGGCCCACGGTGGAACTTCTCTCTAAACCAACAAGCAAGAAGATTCTTGATCACTGGGCACTGGGTATCACTCCGCGCCCTGAAGTTGAGTCTGCACTTTCGTTTGCTGATCTCGAAGAATTACAGCGTCAAGCCTCTGAGGTTCTCCCTTCAGATAACTTCCTTGAGGTCTTCTCGTCTGTAATTGATATGCTTGCGACTCGCGGCATCACAATCAGCGATCGTCGTCGCGTTCAGATCCTCAAATTTCTGAGAGGCTACGCAATCGTTCAGGGTGAGAAAGAGATTTACCCTGAGTTCCTTCACAAGACTTTGATTCACATCGTGTACCAAACACCAGACGACATCAGTGTTATCAAAGAAGTGCTTCAGCAGTTGGTTCCTACGGCTGACAAACTCCACAAGGAGATCAAGCGAGCTACCTCTGGTGTGATGGCTGAGTTCCACGCATTCAACTCAAAGAAGTTCGAGACTCTTGCTGACGTTAACGAACAAGTTAAAAAGTTCAGGAAGATCCACGAGGATCTCAACAAGTTGAGCACTAAGGTTGACGGGATGCTCGAAGATACAACCTGCCGGATGACAATGGAAGTCCGCCAACGCTTTGTAAAAACTGCTCAGGAAATTGAAAATGACAAGCAGTTGGTAGCTCGTTCAATTGCAAACCTTTCTAACTGATCATGACAAACCAATTTCAGAATGAAGTCCTGAGGCTCTCCGATAATGAGCCTCTGGTTCTTGCGTGCTCTGCTCTTTGTGACTTCCTTTGGGGTGACTTTGTTCGCGATACATCTCCACGGTGCAACTACTTGATCGATCGTTATGACATCAGAAAACTAAGCCGCTTTGGAAAAGAGCTGTTCGAGCACCTTTACCAAGGCGACAACATCACGCCGATTGTCTCGATCGATGAGGCAGAGCAGTATTTCAGGGATCAGCAAGATGGATTGAACCCTTCTCTCCCTGCTGGTTACAAGCCTGAGAATGCATTCTGGACTGGACTGATGACGGACATCGTCAGCTCTCCAGCATGGGCATCGATCGCGCCACGGTGCATAGGCGATCAATTCAATGCAGGTAACAACGCTGTGGTGATCCTCAACAAACTGAGCGAGATCATCGATGTTCAAATTGAGGAGAAGCAGATTGATCCCTCTGCTTTGGGTCAGATGGCTGATCAGCTGCAGGAGATCCGCAAGCAGTATGTCGAAGCCAAAAAAGCAGGAGACGATCAGAAGGCAGCTGAGCTGAGGGAACAGGGCAAGCAGCTGGGCAAGCAGATCGAAGAGGCCATGAGCAAAGCTAGAGAACAAATCAGGCCCCAGGTGCAGCAGGCAATGGACCGTGCTGACGCTGAGGCATCGAAGCTCGAAGATGCGATTTCAGATCTTGCAGGCGACAATGATGGCAATGGCGAGCACTCTGATCTCAAGTCGAAGAGAGATCTTGCTGAAAAGCTCAAGAGCAACCGTAAGCTCCTGCTTCTAGCTCGACGTCTCGGTGCAATGCGCCGCGCTTGGAACAACCGCAAGCGTGCCCGCCGATCACAGTCTTCCTATAGTGACATAGTCGGCGCAAAGTTCTCTGACTCTGTAATCAATGCATTCCCTTCTGAGATTGCACTTGCCGCCACGGAAGAAGGTCAGGCTTTGTTCGCACTCAAGTACGCGCAGAAAACTATCCTTACTAAAGACTACGAAGCACCAACCAAGGAGCTAGATCGTGGCCCCGTAGTGATGTACGTGGACATCTCGGGATCTATGGCTGGTGAGTTTGAGACGTGGTCGAAAGCAATCGCTCTTGTGGTTGCTGAAGAATCACTTAAGCAGAACCGCAAGGTTTCTATCGTGCTCTTTGATAACAAAATTCAGGAGCGGGTTGAGCTTGAGCCTGGTAAAAAGAATCACAAGGATTTGCTTGACTTTGTTGCCTCGTGGCAAACACGGGGTGGCACTTCTTTCGCCAATGTAATTATGGACGCTATGTACCACAAAAACATTGATGACAAAGCAGACATTTTAATGATTACTGATGGTAATGCTGAAGTCCCTGACCAATACATTCGCAAAATCTCACTCTGGAAAGATGATAAGAAAATTGAGTGGAATTCATTTTGTCTTGGTTCTAAGTCAAAAACTTTGGAGCTTTTCAGCGACTCGGTAGAGTTGGTTGACACGGATGACGACGCTTCCTCTTCTGAGCTTTTCCAAAAAGTTCTAATGTGATTTACATCACTAAGAGAACTAGCATAGATGAGTAGAGTCTGATCATTGAACAACTCCATGGCCTACAGACTCGCAGAAGTGTTAAATCAAGTACAAGAAATATCTAAAGACTACAACTACGCAGGAGACAAGACAAGTCTCCTGCAGTTTGTTTATGAAATACTCTTAACCGAGTTTTACGCAGATTTTCATTCCGAAAGGGTTTCGGTCTTTGAACATCGAGATTCCAAAATCGTTTATCTCCCCCAAGCAAAACTGTTCAATGTAGTTATCTATTGCAGTGATGGAGGTGCATCAAGGGACATCAGTTTAAGGTTGGAGGAAGCGCTGTATCGAACCACGGGATGCGAGACGGTGGATGAAGCTAAGAAGCATTTAAGACTTGAGGTAGGAGAGTACGCAGCCATCGCAATTGAAATGTACCACATGCTCACTGAAGCACTAAAAATAAATGCGTGCGAAATGCCGATCTACGATGTTTAATAACAAATCTAAAGAAAACACTAAGGGGCTTTCTTTACAGCAAACAATCCCATACATTCTGTTAGTGGCAATCATTTCCTCATGCATTTCGAATTTTCCATCGGAGAGCTAACGCTCGACAAGTCCGAAGCTACTACCCTTTTTCAAGCCTCAGAGTCTGAGCCGACAATCAAGATCGATCTATCTAAGCATATTGATGCTCGATACATCGACAGTCAAAAACTATTCAGTTTAAGCGTACAAAAAAAGAACCCTGCACTCGCGGCACTAGCAGCGAAGATGGCTATTGAGGGAGTCAAGACACCATCCAAGCGCACATACCGCAAAACCGGAGATAAGCGGATAACTTCCCTCGAGGTAAGCCCGATGGAGCCCACGGATGTGCTTCACACCATTCTGAGTACTCCTTCGCTTAAGCATGTCGGAGCAGCCATGATCCTGCACGCTCTTCAAGAGAGAAACGATCAGACTATTCGTGAGATAGCGATTTATGAAGTCAATTACCTTAGCGACTGGTGGCTGATCAAAGCACCTAATTCAGATCTTCTTCGTGGGTTCAAGCGTGTAGATGAAGAGTGGATTCCGCTCAACAAATCACCCGAAGTCGATCGGTGTGATTCTTTCCACGCTTCTCCGATCTACACCGCTCTTCGAGATGGCTTGGCTTTCCTTGTAAAGAGTGGTTTAGTGCTGATGACCGAGGATGTAGCTTTCGGTTCTAACGATCGCGAGCTAACCGGAACTCAGTCACATCTTTGCCGCAAGGTCTACAAATGCTCTTTGAGTGGGCGTGGCCGGGACACAGCTGAGATGTGGGCTGATCCTCTGAATTACATCGCAAAGTTTTGGAACAAACGGAGCAAGTGAGTTAGTATCTGGGGCGGCCAAGCTGCCCCTTTTTTCATGCAACTGCATTACATCACTACGAACGAAAAAGCTGACAAAGCTATTTCTGATCTTCAGGGAGTTAAAAAGCTTTGCTTGGACTTTGAAACGACTGGTTTGGACCCATTGCTTCACAAGCCACGTCTCCTTCAGCTGTGTGACTCTTCCCCCACAATCGTGGATCGAACGATCTTTGTTTTTGATTTATTTAAGCTTGATGATGACAGGAGCTTGAAAGACTTAGTTGCATCCAGAGAGATGTTGGTTATCCACAATGCTGCCTTCGATCTAAGGTTCTTATTTAGCTGGGGATGCGATTACAAGAACAAAATATTTGACACTATGCTCGCTGAACGTGTTCTTAGAGCAGGTTTTAAAGAGAAAAAAATATCGCCAGGTATTGGAAAACCCTACTTCGCAGACTTATCGTGCAGTTTGAAAGAAGTAGCCAAACGACGACTAGAAATCGAAGTTGATAAGTCGCAACAAACGTCTGATTGGGGTGTCGAAGATCTTGATCTAGAACAGATCGAATACGCAGCTGGCGACGTTGACATACTCCCAACAATCGCAGCTGATCAACTTAAAGAACTAGCGGAAGAAAATCTAATTGATGTTTACGGCTTAGAAAGTAAAATAATCCGCCAGGTAGCGAAGATGAGTCACATAGGTTTCGGTGTCAATATAAACAAACTAAAAATACTAGAAGCAAAGGTAAGCGAGGAGCTTGACAGACTTACTAAACTTTTTGTTGAGGGACTCGATAGCCGCCTTGAAGCTCATGAAAAACTGCCGCGAGATCTTTCAGGAGATATTTGCGTTGGGAAAAATGCGCGAAAAGAGTTTAACCCCGGCTCTGGGGCACAAGTCCTCAAAAAATTTGATTCAATTGGAATTGATGTACCAAGAGACTTTCGAACGGGAAAACCGACTCTAAATCAAGTCGCACTTAGCGAATTCGCCAGCGAAGACCCTACTTTAAATCTTTACAGACAAAGAACAAAAATTGAAACTAAACTCGCGCACTGTCAAAAACTCATCGCTAATTTGCATCCTATATCTCACAGGATCCATAGTGGTTACAAGCAATATGGTGCGAATAGTGGTCGCTTTACGTCCTCTGGAGCCAAGAGAGTCGCTGCCAGCAAAGAGAAAAAAGAATTCGGAGTCAACATTCAGCAAGTACCACGAGGTGCTGAGTTCAGGGAATGCTTTATACCTTCTCCCGGATACAAACTTATAGTTTGTGACTTCTCTCAGATCGAGCTTCGGCTTGGAGCAGAGCTAGTCAACATCCCTCAGATGATTGATGCCTTTCAGAACGGGCACGATCTTCATACCGTGACGGCAAGCCTGATCTATCACGTACCTCTCGACGAGGTCACAAAATCCCAGCGCCAGGAGGGTAAGACTCTTAACTTCGCACTTCTTTACGGAATGGGTTACAAAAAATATAGAACATACAGTGCTCAGAGTGGCAAAGTACTCTCACTTTCAGAGGCTAAGCTGGCTCACTCCGCGTTTCATAGGGCTTACCCGCGACTCCGTTCTTGGCACAAAGAAAATGCTGATCTCGTGGCTGACGGATGGGTTTATGTAAGGACTCCAATAGGGAGAAGGAGATTATTGTCTTATGACGATGCGAGTTTTATGGTCGCTTGTAACACCTTAGTGCAGGGTGCAGGTGCTGACATCCTTAAACTGTCTCTAGCAAACCTTGCCGAGCATCTCGAAACGAATGATGTAAGGCTCCTCGCGTGTGTCCACGACGAGATTGTTCTAGAGGCAGTTGAAGATAAAGCAGAACACTACAAAACTGTCCTCGAACAATGCATGAAAGAAGCAGGCGAGAAAATCTTAAAGCTCGTGCCGGTAAAAGCTGATGCGTCAATTGGGGATTCTTGGGCAGAAAAATGAGTAGAAATTTGGTATCCTTTCAACTACGCGACCAGATGTCACAAGTGGAAATTACTGAGATCCCTGTTGAAAAAGAGATCTTCACTGCTAAAACTGACGATGGTTTCGTTGGGTGCTTCCGCACGGATCAAGGGATTTTTTTCACATCTGAAGTTTTTGCCAAGGCACTCCCCGCCGCAAATGCAGCTAGAAAACTAAAAAAAGAATTGGTTGTAAAGGAAAAAGTTAAAGTAACTGTTAAGCAATCAAAACCAAGGACTAAAAAGAGTAGCGCTAAAAACAAAAGGAAAGTAAAATTTCCAAGTCGGTTATTTTTTAGCGAAGAAGTCGATAACATGCCGCTTCTTTCGTTCCGAGAGGTATGGGTGATCACCAGAGGGGATCAGTTCGTATCCGACGCTTTAAATGCTGAAGAAAAATCTTTAGTCAAATTAAAGCCAAATAAAGAGCAAGCCAAACTCTTTAATTGCCACGAAGAAGCTAAGCGGTTAATGAAAGTGCTAAAAGGCACTGTAGGACCTGGGTTTGATCTAAAAAGGTTTTTTGTGCCTTACGATTAAGAAAGGATATCCTTGATCATGAGTCGAAACTTTCAAAATCCTTTTCGTTTTGCGGGAGATGTCTTCTCTGGGGGAGGTGAAGCAAGAGAAGAAAAATCTAAACTCGTTGGCTATTTCCCCGAACTTAAAGATTTCGATAAACGAATAAGCGGTGAGTCTAGCGGCGGCGCTAAAACGACGGGAGGCTACGAAGCGATAGAACCCTTTACAGGGTTTAAAAAATTCGAAAGTAAATCAGAATTGACTCAAGTTCCTCAGTTCGGAGGTTTTAAGCCAATGGAGAGGAAGTAAATAAATTTTGATAAACTAGAAGTATTGCACAAAGTTTTTAGATGGCTATCCCATTAGCAGGAACTCGCTACGCGGGTCTTTCTCCTCTAGAGCTGCAAAAAATTCTTAGTGACGCTGATTACGAAGACTATATCGAATCAGGAACTCTTCCTCAAAGTTTCGCATCAAATCAAACAGGCCAGACTAACAATGTAAAAGCAACAACTGTCGCCAAGGGTAGAGGGAACGTTTTAGGTTATAGGACTGGTGGGAAACCAACCGTTACATATGAAGGTTCAGCTTCGGATATTAGCGACCTCTTAAAAACCAGCGGTAGCGGCAGCGGTAGCGGTAGCGGCAGCGGCAGTGCCGCCGAAGAAGAAGAGCAAGAAAAGAAAATATTCCAAGGTTCAGTTGGTGGGGTGAGCATTCGAGATATTGGCGAACAAGGATTTGGGATGAAAGACTACCAAACTGCGATCGCAGCGGGTTATGACCGTGATTCCATTGGCGATTATTTACGCGCCAACAGGGATTCGCTTTACAACATCGGGCCAGGTGCGAGAGAGGAATTTGGAATTACAGACTACGAGAGCCTCACACCGGGTGTATATGACTACAGCACATTTGGGGGAGCAGGTTTTGATGAAGAAGATCTAAAAGACCTAAAAGCGAGAAAAGTCTCTGACGAAATTATTAGAGGACTCGCCAAACAAGCTCCTACATTATCGTCTTCTGCTTCAAAAGAACTTGGTCTGAGTCCCACGGGGGGCCAACTTGCTGAAGCCTATAGGCGATCAGACATAGGAGCCCCGGCCAAACAGAGAGAGGCTACAAAAGAAGCTCCTATTGTAGGTTTCGGGCTCGGAAGAGGAGATGGATCTGGTTTCGCTTATGAGAGATATGGCGGATCCGGCTTCGGACTAGAGGATGTAAAAGCCCTTGAATCACGAGGCGCTTCAAAAGAAGATCTTAAAAGAATTGCTTCAGGTGCTCCAGGAGGTAGAATCGGCGAGGGAGCAAGATCTTACTTAGGACTCTAATTTGCGAGAAAGTTACTCACTCACAGGAGTAAAAAACAACAAGAAAAAAACTCTACTCGTAGAAGCCAACGACAGTAACCACGCTCAGGCTCAGTCCTTTGACATAGCAAGGGCGCTGAGCCTTGAGAGTTCCAAGCTAGATTACTGCACCGAAAATAAACTGCGATACAACGATCTCAGCAGATTATTCTGCGATCTAGCTTTTAACAACTTCCAACACGCATCATGCAGCAACTGGGAAGGATCGTTTTGCAACGGTCACCCAGTCGTCTACGTTTTTGGAGAGAGGTTATACCTGCGAAACTTAATACTCGATTACATGGACATTAAAAAAGATAACATCGTGAAAATGGAGTGTGAAAATAAAGGTTGCGTTAACCCATACCATTTCTCATATAAGACATGTAAGGCTCAGAAAATGTCTAGCGGTGACTTGAAATTGATGCTAGCTTTCGCAAGTCAAGGCGTAAGCGTAAAGCAGATCGCTAAGGCATTAAACATCCACCGTTCCACGGTGTACCGCAACCTGAATCATGAACGTCTTCATGCTGGGCCTTAGGGTCACAGAATCATCAATCGAATCAGACGGAAAAACAAACGTCATCGCAGAGTGTCTCCCCAACAGCGAAAAGCGGGTGGCCACAACGGTTCAGCTTATTCAAAAGTCAGACCACTACGTTGGGAAACTCCTTAACTCACTCAGTGAAGGTCAAACCATTCTTGCGATTGGGCCGACAAAGGAGACGCCTGACCGTGTGCTTCAGATGATGCCCATGCTGATTGTCACTAAAGAAAACTTTGACGATCTTCTAGCTTTTAATCTCTTCATGGCCACGGGTGGTCTCGGTCCCAAGACTGAAGAAGTCGAATTCGGGGACAACACTGTCACCAACAGATCGATTGCCTGGAAGAAAGAAGAAGAACAGAATGCGAACTGGTTCAAGCTCACGGCCTGGGGAGAGTTAAGCAAGCAACTTTCTGAACTAGCACCTGGCACACCTACTATTGCTGTAGGTAAAGTTTCATGCAGCGAAAAAGACGATAAACAGTATTTAAATTACAACGTCGATAAAATCCTTTATCTTCCTAAAGGGACGAAAGCTGCTCCTAAAAAAGCAGCCGATCCCGATAAAGGTCGAGTCGCCTCTGCCGCTATCGGGTCAGTTGAATTCTCCCTTTGATCTTTCCGATCCTTTCTTCTACCTACCTACCTCCAAACCATGGTCTTTATTGCTGGCAAATTCGCGGCTGACGAAATCCTGTGCCAAGTTCCGCCCCATTGCTTACGAATCGACTTACAGGCGCGTCGTTGGAAATCCGATAACGATCCTGACTCTGCCATCACGGACGCGAACGACAACGGCATTCCGATTGAATTCGTTCTTCTCGGCTTCACGCCATACTTTGGCAACCTTGGGATGCGTAATCATGAGGAATTTATTCGTATTGCTTACATTGGTGTTAGCCCTTCCCATCGCCTTCTTCCTCCACGCTGTGTTTCTACCAGCATCATTAGCGGCAAGTCTTCTCAAAAGAATTTCATCTCGTACTTCCAAACGCTCTACAACAATCGCATTAACGTCGCGGAAGTGATCACAAGCACTAAGTTTGTGACAAAAAGCTTCAACGAAAGAGATCCAATCACCGGAGCAGATGGGGCTAAGATCAACTTCAACGCTGTTGAATTCAAAGATCGCCCTGCAGAAGGAGATGAAGAACTTAAACTTATTGAAGATATTGCAACCTGGCTGGGCTCAGATGGTGGAGATCTGGTGGGTGCTGCACTTAAGTCTCATATCCCCGGCTCGAATCTCATTGAGTTACCTCTTGGATCAGACCACGCGGAGCTTAAAGAGGCTTTTATCGAAGCCAATCCAAAACGTTTGGAGAATGCGCCTCAAGGCTTGGCATCTCTCCCGGCAGGTGCCGGGGTTCCTGGGACTAAGGCTGAGGCGGCTGCTGAGCCACCCGCACCTAAGGCGGCTAAGTCAAAGGAACTAACAGCCGAACAGAAGGAAGCCTTGAAAGCCGCTGGGCTTGAAGTTTGAACTATACTTTGCTTGCGAGACACAAAGGGGCTTAGGCCCCTTTTTTTGTCACTTTTGATCCCACAACTCACTCATCGGTGGCAGTGAGACTCCTTTCTCGATGCAGAGCTTTACCAGTTTCTTAAACATCCCATTACGAATGAGATAATTGGTATGAACGATGTTTAAAATATCAAGCAGTTCTTCCTTGTCCAGCTTCTCGGCTTGCGTCTTAAATCTAGTGTGAGTGAAGCTCATCTCTAACGACATATAACCTTGGAGCTTCTCAAGTATTTCCTTCGAATCCATGTTCTACAAAGTCCCTGATCGCATTTTCAGCCCTGTAAAAGAGAAGAAAATATTGAACGGCAATATCTTAATCGTAAATGATCGAAGCAATCAACTCTCCGTTCAGGTCCAAGACGAGGATTGCAACATAATAAACGCGGCGCTAGACGACATCGTAGAAAGTTCATTTTGGGAAAACGCTCCAGAGATAGATTGGGTTCTCTGTATTACTCAAGGTCTTGGAAGAAAGTCTGAGTGGGTAATAGACGTAGGTTGTAGCATGGCAACAAAAGGACTGTGTTTGCTCGATAGGCTCTCATTCCTAGAACCTACGAGAGGCAGAGAAGCATTGCTGAAATCAAAATCATTAACAAATTTGATTGTTTTGTCGCCCCGTCCATCGTTCCGTGCGGATAGTAAGCAACTAAAGGACTCTATGACCTCTGCGTGGTTTATATTCGATACTAATTCAAACCTCTTCAGCTATACAAATATCGAATTTGCTATACAATGGGACCGACCTAAGGTTATCAACCGTGGCCAGCAAGTTAGAGGGTCTTTTACAGAAACTTCTGGAGACTCAGGTCCAGCAAAATGCGAAGCTGGATAAGCTAGCCGCATTAATCCTGAGCCAACAACTCCTCACAGAGTGTATCGACCACCACGGTCATCCAAGGGATGCAGAAACCTGCGCTGAGATTGTTTCTGAATCTTTTTCTGCAGGATTGTGCCTTTTGGGAGAACTAGAACAAAGAAATAAGCAATATCTCTATCAGATGTCTGAGTTCTTTATCGACGACGACGATCAGGTGTCCGATGATGGTGATGATCTAGTTAATTCATTCTGATAGTGCAAGATACTCGTGTAACGATTAATGGTCTTAGGCATTATCTCTGTAATGGTGTACCTAAGCCTTTACCTTCTGTAACTTCGATTCTGACTGCCACGCAGAGCGAGGAGCAGCAGCGAAAGTTAGCTCACTGGAACAAGCTAAACCCAGGGGCATCCGATGCTGCAGCAACACGCGGAACTTGGATCCACAACGCTGTTGAGAATTATCTTTCCGGGTTAAAGGTAGTTCCCCCCGATTCTTACCTTCCTTACTGGAAAGGAATGCCGGAACGCCTTGATGAAATTATGGAGGGCGGAAGGGTCTTGTGGTCAGAAAGACCTTTTAACCAACCCACTTGGAACAAATATGTCGGAGACGATGGAGTGGGAAGAATTCATTACTACGACTCAATAACTGGCTATGGTTACGCAGGTTGTTGCGATTTAATCTATATGGACGCTAATGCTGAAATCGTTTTAGCGGATTTTAAAACTTCAAACGGACCTTATGCAGCAAGGTTCCCGAACAAAAATGCTGACATCGACGACAAAACTCGAAAAGCTTTGATTGCAGGAAACTTTAAAACTAAAAAAACAAGACTCCAGTTAGCAGCATATAAACTCGCAGCTGAAGAGTGCTTGGGTGTAAAAATCTCTAAAACTCAAATTATCGTCACCACAGCAATCGAAGGATTCAGCACTCAAGTTTTTACTTTTGGGCAAAAAGAAATCGAAAAAGATGAAGATAACTGGATGCAATTAGTGCGAAAATATTATGACATACAGCAAGCCAAAGTTAAGGGCGGTTAAAGGTTAAGCTTAACCTTTGCGTCCTTGCCACAAGGCGCTAGACGGTTCAGAATAGCGGTCACACTTGGAGTCCCATGAAGTTCGTTTGCTCTATAAACACAGAGGTCTCGAAGCACGTCAATACTAATACAGGCAAGATAGAGAGCGGGGGAAACTTCAGCGTATTCAATACGGGCTGGACAGAGCAATTTTTGGACGCTCAGTCCATCGCAGAATACATGTCTATGCGCTCCGGCTTATGCGCGTGGCATTTAAAAGAAGGGAAACGTGAAAAAAATAATACTCTTGTTTTACAAGCAGGACTTATAGTAATCGACATTGATAATCAGGCAGATGGCAAAGGCCCAAACGGCGAAAAGATTCAAAAGCAAGAACTTACCTTTGACGAAGCTCTTGATCTCGATATATGCAAAAAGTATCTCAGCGTTGCTTATGACTCACCTTCTGGAACCAAGGAGTGGCCACGTTTCAGATTAGTTTTCGGGCTTGAAAAACCAATTATTGACGCTGATTTTTATCAGTGGTTTCTTAAAACAATTTGTCTAAGTATCCCTGGTGCAGATATTCGGGCCACAACTGTTCCTAACTTGTTCTACGGGGCTAACGGACCTGAAGGAATATTGTTAACTACAGATAAATTCATTCCCTCCAGTAAAATCGATGAGGCATATATCGCTTACTCGAAAACCCCAAAGAAAGAAAACACAAAGGATGTAAATAGCGAAGAGATACTGAAAGCATCTCCTACAAAAGATACAGGGTTAGACATTGTTCGACTTTGCTCGCGGATAGTCAAATCTGTTTTAGACGGAGATCCTGTTGAAGATCGAAGCGCCACAATGGCCAAGATCCTCAAAGAATTGATCGGTTGGGCCAACTGGCTCACAGCGCAAGGAATAGCATGTAGCGTATCACCCTTGACAATTGCGCACGATTGCTTCTATAGTATCTACAGTTACCCATACGACTGTGACAACAAGTTCACACGGATCCTCGACTCCATAAAAGAAGCGGACGAGTTACTCCCTGCAATCGCACTTGCATCTGAAAACGGAGCAGCTGCCTGTTGGAAGAAAGTTTCTTCTCAAGACTTTGATCTTTTTAACAAACTTGCACCAGAAGAAGACAAGGAACAACTTCGGAAAAGCAGGCCAAGCCCGAAAAACAGTGTTCTATCTCTAGATTCTTTTAATTTAGAGAACAAAACAACAACATCAACATCAACATCAACATCAACATCAACATCAACATCAACCATGTCCACCCCTAAAACTCCCACAGAGCTAATCAACCTTCAGTCGAATAATGCTGACGAACAAGGCGGTCAGCAACGTCAGTTTGCAGAAAACGATGTAGCCGATATCATCGTCACAAACTGCGGTAAAGACTTTATATACGACAGCAACCTTGATAAGTTTTACACCTACGACAACGATCAAGGAGTCTGGTACTCACAAGACGAGCAACACATCAAAAGAAGAGTAACAAACGCTCTTGACTCCCTTGTTAAAGCTGGTGTACTCCCTAAGTACAACTCTGCTTATGTGGAGAGTGTATACAAGATTCTTAAGTCAAAACTTCTCCGATCTCTTGAAGGTGGCAGAAAGAGTATCTGGTCCACGGCAAGGGCGTACATTCCTTTTTTAAATGGAGTTTTCGACAGCAAGACCATGGAATTCAAGCCTGGTCATCACAAAGATCTCTACTTAAGGTCAAAGCTGGCATTTGATTATGACCCAGATGCTAAATGTCCTGAGTTTCTTAATTGGTTAAAGTCTTCACTTAATCCAGGTAACGAACTTCTGATTCAAGCTTTTGCCCGTGCTCTTCTTACTGGATACACAGCCGGAGAGAGATTTCTTCACTTAGTTGGCCCTGGTGGCACAGGTAAATCAACGATGCAGCAGTTGATGATTGCACTTGCTGGGTTCACTCAGACTCACACTTCGAGTCTGGAAATTATTGAAACGAATAAATTCGAAACTTACAACCTCATGGGCAAGCGTCTTTTGCTTCTTACTGACGAATCAAATTACAACAAAAGGATGGACGTTCTTAAGAAGCTAACTTCTGCTTCTGACACACTCCGAGCTGAGCGAAAGTACGGAAAAGAGATGATTCAGTTTAAGCCGGAGTGTCTTGTCTGCATCGCATCCAATGAACACATCACATCGAATGATTCCACGAGTGGTCTTGAGCGTCGTCGCTTGACAATCGTGATGGACAAAGTTGTCCCTCCGAGCAAAAGAAAGCAGCTACTCGACGTTTACGAAGACAGGATCGATGGTGTTTTTGTGCCGGAAATGAGTGGAATCGTCTCGTGGGCACTGAGTCTTTCTTACGAGACTATGCGCGATATCCTGGCAAACCCAGTTAAGCACGTCCCGGCTATCGCTTCCACAAACTTAGAAGCGCTTGTTTTCAACAATCAATTTGTTGCATGGATGGCAGAGTGTTGTCTTTATGCGCCTAACACAGCCACAAAAATCGGACGAGGTGCGTTTAAACCTTCGGCTGACGAAGCAGAGCGAGGTCTGTTCAACAAAGACGCTCACACTGAGTTGTATGCTAGTTACTCAAACTACTGTCGTTCATGTGGTTATAGGCCGTGTACAAAGCCTAGGTTTGTTGAACGTGTCAAAGAAACACTTGTCAATATCCTCAAACTCCCTTTCTGCAAACTTGTAATTAAAGAAGGAGTCCAGGCGGTGCAAGGTTTACGTCTAAAGAAATATGATCTAACATCTGACCGAGCATCATTAGGCGACACTCGGCTTCCAACTCCGGTGGAATTTGCTGAGAACCCTGACTTCACACTTTGGGAAAAAGCTTTCAAGAAACATGACTCAAATTAAATTTTCCGACATTGCCCTCCTCGTCGGAGCAGGTGCCAGTGTCGCCACGGCGATCATCAATCCTTTCTACACCGGAACAGCTCTTGCCTTTCTGGGGGGTCTTGCGGGAGGTGCCTCAGTTGTCACCGAAAGAAAATTCAAACGGGAAGACGAGATAAAGGAAGCTGAACGAGTCACTCAATGTTTTCGCACTCTCTACGATAAAAACCGTGGTTTGATCGATCCAGTAGAGCTAGCGATTCTCTCCAACTCTCCGATCGATAAGTCCCATGCTTTCCTTGCTTCGATCTGTGAAGACGCAGGTGGTCAAAAAATCCCATCTCAACAAGGGATCGGAGTTCTTTTTAACTTCCCTCACACCACGAACGCTCTCGACAGTCTTTCGAAGAATGCTTCTGCTTGGGCGCAGGCTCAAACTCAATCGATTCAGCAAGAGCTAGAACAACACAAAAAAGCGATAGGAATGCTCCGCGCCCAACAGGCAGCAGCCAACATGCAACAACAGCAACAGCAACAAGAAGTTAACAGTGGTGATCCCTGGCAAGCGCCTGGTTTATAATTTGTGAATGGGAGAATTAGAAGTCGAATTTATATCTAATGAAAAATATAAAGTTTCGGTAATAAATCATGGAATTGAAGCTCACTGTTTCGTGAGTTCGATGCATCTTGTGGAAGATAAACGAAAGCAACTCCTCGAATGCATTCGCCGAGAAGCTGCTAACGCATACACTTCAACGGGCTTGAACTAGGCCCGCTGGTCAGAAGTCTTCATCTTAGCAGAGTTAGATATACTTTCGATGCGATAGATTCGCTTTTGGTTTCGAGGTAAGTCTTTATAGTCACAAGGAGGGACAACACGATGTTCTGAAGGATCGATTGTGGTTTCGGGTGTTTGTTTCGTCCACCACTTACATTCACACCACGCGCAAGCTCGGAAGCGGAGGATACAACCATCCTCTGAATAGACTGTATCCCTAACATGAGAGCTGCCTGCTCCCTCTACGCTGCACTCAGGGCAGGAAGGAGCTGGATAAAATTTTCTTGCTGGCACTATCGACGGTTGATTTGCGTTGCGCCTTAGTTTATCAAGTTTTTGGGAAACTTTGTTGATACTTCAGACGCTTCGTGATCTCAGAAGGATTTGAGACCATTCGCATAACATCAGCAGGACCAGCACCTAATCGCATTCCAGCCATCCTTGTCATCTGCTCAGAACTATTCACCAGGCTTCTCCATTTTCATAGCGCCGTTGAACTGCAAAGAATCACCCATCCTGTAATCTTGAGTGAATGCGCTTGTGGAAATATCTTGTTTCGAATAGAAGTTTTGCTGCGGGTAAACAGTCTGTAGCTGAAGCTGCTGACGAAGATAAGGCTTCATCGTGTTCTGCTCAGCAACCATATAGTCTGCGTAATTCATATCAGCAGGCTTAAGAGGGAACACAGTCCTTGATCCTTGGTTATAGCCTGCGACACCGGTCATCTCCTGACTCGGCATAATATTACCGATCTGGTAGTTAGTGGGTCCCACAGCGGATCGAGAGTAATCTCCTCGATCCTTCTGGAATTGGGTCATCACTCGGTTGATGTCATCGAGCTGGGTCGCACGACGAAACTCGATGTTTTCGGGTAAGACTTGGTAAGCACCCGGAGTGGAAGCAACGCCGCCAAGGGGTTGGAGCTTCTGAACGGTCGGACCGAGGCCGCCGGGTCTTTGTAGAAACTGTTGACTATCCATAGTATTAGTTTAACTCCTTTTGGGTTGACGTTCTCGGTTTACTGATCTACTCACCACGCGGAGATTTGTGGGTGAATTATTTTCAGGATTCATATCTTTATGATCAACTTCTTTGCCGTCTCCTTTCTTAACTAGACCTTTTTTCTCCATGTGGCGGCGTGCTTTATTTCGAGCAGCCCTCCTTTTCTTCTGCCTCTCTGTACCACCGTGAGTTACATACTCTTTACGGTAATCTCTTTGCCTGCTCATAACTAACCCCTCGTGACTTTATTTTAATATGGCTGAGCCAATTGCTCATGGTCAGTCGTTGCCCGAGGGAGCACAGTGGAGAGCGTTAGGCGCGAGAGCCAGTTCTCATCCCTCTACTTTTTTTTCTAGATCGGTTTGGTGGAGACCGGTATAGAGACCATTCGTGCGGCCAGATTCTTTATATAAACGCTCCATCCTTACTGCGCGAGCAAACTGCTCTTTTACATCCCAGTCCTTGAGGTAGTCAGTATTCATCTGCTTTTTGTGACTCGTAAAAATCTACCACTTTAAAGCTTTGATAAACCAGCCAGATCCGTTTCCTTCTGGCATCCACCGCTTACTAAGATTCTTCTTTGAATAGACGAGATTGGAGCCGTTAGTAATCGGATATCCTCCTTCAATAAGATCCAGTTCGCCGTAGGGGTCATTGATGAACAATCCTTTCCCGTCCGCTGTGATTCCTTTACAGACGATCCAGTGGCCGCCGACTGGGTTATCAAGACTGCCGCGATGGAGAATACCCAGGGGAACAGGAACATTGGAACGCAATAACTCTTCGACCATCTCCCAATCGCCATCCTGGCGAAACTCAGCTTCGACTCCATAAGTCTCCAGTGCTTTAATCTGAACCCACGCTTCGGTTGTGTCGCCGATGTCGAAAACGGTTCGAATATATTCATCGTCTCCGCTTACAGCTTCCGAGCGGAGATAGCTTAGCAGCATTGCGCAGCTGCTTGAGTAACACGTACGATCAGCGTCCCTGTAATTGTCGCGTTGAGAAAAATAAGGAACTTTTAGATTTACTTCATTCGACTTAGGAGCACCGATGGATCCTTCTACAGTGTCGTTGATAATCTTCCAGTGATCATCCCAGATGTACCATTTGCTGTTGTCTGCCTGAAGTATAACTTGCTTGTGCTTACACCCTGCAAACATCGTAATTTCTGACCACTCCCACGCGGAGCCTTTGGGGACAAATAGTTTTTCCTCTGGCTTAAGACTCGTGGAATCTGCCATTCGTTTCTTAAGCCAAGTATCCTTTTTGGCAAGAATCGACATGCCCAATTTGGGATGTTTTATATTCTCTAAAAATAACTTTTTTTCAGCTTCACGTCTATTTACAAGACCTTGAAGTGTGTTGCCTTCACCATCTTTGACCCATCGGCTGAATTCAGCGGCCACGACCTTTCGGTCAGTATTCTGATTTAATAACTTTAAAAGCGTGGAGTTTTTGTATGCAGTGCAACCTACGTTAAAAGCGAAAGAAACGAGGGCGTCAAATTCGTTCTGATTAATTTTTACACTTGTCCAAGTGGAGACACATTGCTCAAAACTAACGAGATCGTATCTCAAAAAAGATTCAGCTTGCTCCTCCGTTATCTTGTCCCCAAGTTTCACACCTTCCGTATGGCCGTAGCCAATTGTGGGTACACCAGCAGGACATAGGTATGCAATTAGACGCATACCCTCAAACTTTTTAATTAGAGATAAACCTTTAGGTGAAATGCTCACAAGAGTAAATTATTTAATCTTCAGTCTGACAGTAAAAATATAAAATATCAACGCAAATAAGGACGCCGTAATACCTGTGTAAAGCGCTTCCGAGTGGAAATGACCATAGTGCGTAGGATGGCTAACCAAATCAGCGAGGAATGTGAAAACACCTGTAAGAACTATTGAATTAAAGGGAGTAATTCTTCTAAAAAGAAGACAACATATAGCATAAGTAACTGCTGTACCAATGCCTGTGTTATAAGCTACTTTTACGTGTTCCCAAGTCCAACCTGACACATCGCCCTGCGACATCAACACCATACAGCTAAGCCAAGCTTCCCCGAATTTTTCTGGGAAAGAATCTACTGCTCTCGCTATACGGTTAATCAAAGGACAAAAGCTGTAAGGCGATACTCGCTCTCACTGCGCCCTTTACGAAGCACATAAACAGTCGCAGTATCACCGGAAGTAACCGCGTAACCCACGCCAATCCCGGTACGACGAGTCGTTTTAGGTGCAGTCGCCTCGCCAGCCAGAGTCCCGTCAGCTTTATAAACAGCTATACCAGAAACACCAAAAGCTTCAGCGTTTAATAACACTGTAGCAGTACCGGTAGAACCGTAAGTTATTTCGTAAACGTCAGCCAGCCCATAACGACCATCAGCCGCAAAAGACCGAAAACTATTAACGGTTACATTCAAACCGTCATCATTACGAAACTGACCAAATCGAGTAATACCAGCAGGTGCTGCTCCAAGTTCGCGGTTAAAAGTAGCCTCAGCCATTGGTAACAGACTCTTACTTCATCTATTTTAGACCAATTTTAATTTTCATAATTTTTACGGTTGAATTGAGCTAGACACACCGAAACCGCAGATCTAGAGTGACAAAAATAATTATCAACAGATGAACTACAACAGATTTAACGCTCTCATTTACGAATTAATTCTCTTTATAGATAGATTTAAACCAGGTTTTAAGAACAAACCATGGATCCAAAGAATATGTAGAAACTGCCTAGACGACTGGGCAGAGTTTAGAACTCAGGTTACGATAGAGCAACTAGATGAGGATATCGCCGAACTCCACGCTGCTTGGGATCGCGAGGAAGCAGAGCATTTCGAGCCGCTTTTCATCGAGGAAGAACCGGACGGATCAGACGCGCAAAAACTTTTAGGTGGACCTATGCGCCTCAGCGCCCCTTGGACTTCCGATAAGAACGAGCCTTCTTCTTAGCCCTCACACAGTTGTTGACCATTTTGCCGCTTTTACCGCGTTTCATACCCTTCTTTTCGTAACCGGGCCAGCACTTTTGTTCGCTCATGACTTCTCCTTAGATTTTTTGTAAGCCCTTGCTTTTTTGCCAGCACGTTTTGCAGCTTCGGTGTTCTCAACGTGAGTATTCGGGGGTTTGCCACGGGTGGCACGTTTCTTTTTTTCGTCGGTAGCACGGCGTTCTTCTTTGGATAAAGAAACCCACGCTGCTTTAGGTAGATAACGCTCAGTGCGTCCTTTTTCGCGAGCTAAGTCAGACATCTTTGTTAATGGTTTTTTTGTACAATTGTTCAGCCTTTGAAATTAATTTTTGTGCAACGCTACGATCTAGCGCCTCTTCAGCTCTTACAAAAAGCTTTGTAAGTTTTTTGCGAAATTTAGTTTGTTTCATTTTTTCTTTTCGTACTCTTCACGTGTTTGCCAATCCTCCCGACTCCACTTGCTTAGTTTATTTTTACTGCTCTTTTTACCCTCGTACTTTCCACCCATATCTTTATAGTATTTCGTAGCTAGCTGCATCGCTCGCGCAGAATGGCCACCCATTTTCTTACGCGCTTTTGCTTTGGCTCTAGCCCATTTTTCAGGGTGTTTCTTTTTAGCGGTTTCAGCCATCAGTTTCGACCCGAGGTGTTTCGCTCTTCCCTCTTCCCCATTTTACGCTCGGTTCGATATTTGCGAGAACGGGTTTTTGCCCTAGTTTTCTTACTCATTTCACCGCGACGATCTCCTTTTTTGGTGGCTTCCACAGTGCCGTCTTTAAGATCACCTGAATTTTGAAGCGTTTTAGTCGCAATCGCATACGCCGAAGACTTATCCATCTTCGGGTTTTCCCGCATGATCGATTTAACAGCGTCTTCCAAAATTGCTGGCATTTTTCACTGATATGGGCTTATATTTATATTGTACCCGTTTTAAAAACGATGGACTTCCTGATTCAAAATTGGGCTGAGATCGTGGGAATCGCAGGCGCTCTACACTTACTTGCACTGGCGATCGTTAACGCGACCGAGTCCAAGAAAGACGACGAATTTTACAATAGATTTTATAAAGTTATCGAAGTTTTCGCGGGACTCGTAACCAAAACTGCTAAGAAATAACACCGACGATTTTTACATCAGTAATACCAAAGAAGGGGTCGCTATGGCCCCTCTTTATTCTCATGTACACAGTAATGTATTTAAGCCCTAACCGCTTACATAACGAACCTAGTGAAATTTTTTCATTTTTGTAAACGCACCAGAAAGTTGTAGTTTTATTTTGAGCTTGCTCCTCTTTAGAGGCCCATCGGCAATTATCAGGCCAATAACCTCTATACGCATCTATTCGCTCAAGTGTAAATTTAGGGTTTGGTTTATCACCCATATCGGCGTAAAAAGCCTCAAAACTGTCGAGCCAACGAGGGTCTGCATCAAGCTTTAGAACATTCACATAATAATCATAAGATTTATGACTTTTAGCTGTTAATCTTCTTTTCATTTGAACCCAAGAAGTATATTCGCTTGATTTTCTCTTTCCGTGTTTATAAGAAGGATTATTAACGCCCCCGTACGAGCTACCTAAGCATCCGCAGTGATTTTTTACTTCTTTTTTTAGATTTAAGTACTCACCCTGGGCTACAGAGCCACATTCGCAACACTCCCAAACGTATTTGTTTTTACTATTTACTTTAATAACATCAATAATTTTTCTATTGTTTAAAATTTCTCCTATTCGATCGGAGGCACGGAGCCTAACCATAGTGGATCACCGTAGGCTCCTTATGTTACTACAATCAACCCCTAAGGATGACGAAATTTACGGCAAAGTTTATAAGGTCATCGAAAAATTAGCTGGCATCGTCACTAAGGTCGCTAAGCGATAATTTTTCTTTGTTTGGGGGGAGCTTTAACGGCTCCCTACAAGCCTCCTCATACTCTCTCGCTGCGATGCTGGATTCGTGGTTGTAGCTCAGCCACGCCCAGATAGCTCTTTCTCTTTCCTCAGTCCAGAAGGTTTGTTGCCTAAAATATTCCAACCAATCCGTGTCCGATTTCATTAAGTTACAGCTCGGACAACAAGCTAGAAGGTTGCCTCTACGAGTTCCGCCGCCTTTTGCTTTTGGAACGATATGATCCAGAGTAAAAGCCCGATCAGAACCGCAGTAAGCACACTTATTGTCCCAACTATCTAAAATATCTTTACGAAACTTTTTTCGCGCAGTTCTGCGATTTAGACACTGTAAATTAAATACGAGTTCCTGTTCGGAATCGGCCACAATGTCGGCGCGACCTGACTTTATTTTAGTTGAATTTTTGGTTAAAATGAAAACAAACTGGTCAACTATACTTGATTTAAAAAGTTTACGCTGATGAATCCTTTAGATTTTCTGAACGAAGCAATTCGAAAAATTGTAGGTAAGTCCACGCCTGAAGATGACCTGAGGATGAAGTATGTTGAAACTCTTGTAAATCCTGGTGGTTTTATTGAGGAGACTCGCGGTGTTGTCGACGCACTGAACCGACGCAATCAAGAACAAGACCGTATGATTCGAGAGATTTTGGGTCGATAAATTTTTGAATGTTGCTTAAAGGCTACATAAGTAAGTTTTATGTTACTTCAAGACAACATTCCGAAATAATAGGTACCTCGACTTCAACACTCAGCTCGGTCGTACTTAAAGTGTGCCCATATCAGTTACCGGGCTGAGCGGGCCACTCGATTTCCCAAGGGAAACCAGCTTGCTCTGACACAGAGCGAAGCTCCTCGCGGTAAGCTGCCCACGCGGCTTTGGCGTCGGCATTTAGCGGGCTATCGGCGAGCTGGGTCCAATCGCATTCAGTAAGAAGCTGATTGCGTTGCTGGCGCACTTCTGCAGATTTGCGTTCTAGGCGTTCTGCAATTTCTTCAGAACTGGCGGGGCTTACCTTCCAAGTCATGACCCATTCGCCATTTTCTAGCGTTGGGTTAACTTGATTGCAATTTTCTGTTGCCGGATCAAATGAAGGTGCTGTACGGTCTTTAACTGGGAAAACGTCCCAGGATGCCAGCATTTGATCGGATGGATTGCGAGGGAAGCTGGTGTTGCGGTTGTCGCGTCGCAGATCGCCGATTGAGTAGGGAAAAGTCTCGACGGTCTGGTTGGGAGCGAGGACGTACATAGGTCTAGAGAGTACAGACTTATTTTACCACCTTTGTTAAATGGTTGTCTGTTTTGTATCCTAACCACGAGAGCCTTTGGCAGACCTTGCGCCGAGCTTTATAGCCGTCGACATGACGAAGCATTCCCAGGTAGCTATTGACCGATGCAGGTACGTCTGCGTTAGTCATAAAGTCTATATCTTCCAGCTTCTGCATCAAATTGGAAATAATGGAACGTCTGAGATAGCGACGATGCGGAAGGATAATGTAACCAACAAAATTAACGCCATTTTCAACTTTGTTGACGTAAGTTTTTTTGGGATGAAAAGCAATATGTAAGTGCTTGTGCGCGAAGGTGTCTAGCTGCGTTAGTTTGTTTGATAGCTCTTGTCCTGATTCGCCAAACATAACAATGTCATCAACATATCTACCGTAGTAACGAGCCTTTAAGCGGTGCTTGGCGTACTGGTCAATTTCGTTTAAA